GTTTAATGTTGTAGCAATGCAATCTTCTCCCACACAAGAAAAATCAAGTGATGGCTCAAAATAATCGAAGCGAAAGGGCCTCCGAGCGCGAGTAAAAAAAATGGGCAAATTGTGATTGAACGCATATAAAACGGCCGTTAAATCACTGCCAATTACTACTTCGTCATACTCAAGAACTAGGTTCGTCTTCGCAAGCTTCGCTGGTACTGTCGTATCCTGCCGCCTCTTCACTCTCCACCTCTTCTAATAGCGTCTTTAAATCTAAATTCGCGCAATCTTTCTTGCTCTTTGCTACGTGATAATGACTGATAAAGCCTTTGAAATCACCATATTTTACATCTTGCTCATAATTCATAGACGTATTGCCAAATTGACTCAATGGGGCCTTATAAGGAATGTCAAGCCCTGCATGTATTGCTTTCCAAAGGGCCTTTAATGCTCTAATTTGAACAGGATAAAAATCGAGGAACGGCGTAAGTTCTTGATTGTGGCACCGTGCACCATGCACCGTGGGCCTTTCGCCATATCCATTTCTAACATACCAATCTTGATACTTTGTATAATATGCATTTGAGATCTCAACTCCTACAGATGCACGATTTACGCGGCTGCTTCCAGCATGCCAACAGCCGTGTTGCATATCAACAGCTTGGTAAATCGTACCGTCGTTATCAATCATAAAATGTACTGAAATATTCTTCTTGTCTAATACGCTTTGGCAGGAGCGAGAATTCAGGCACACGTCCCAATGGTTTACAAAAAGCTTAACATTGCGCGCGGCTCGGCCAGTGTAATCATAGTAGGTGCCCGGGCCCGCTTTTAAACCACCTTCTTCTGACCATAAAACAACTTTGTCCCATTGAATAGGAATGAAGTTACCGTTGTATACAATATAGTTAGAATAGTGAGGATTTTGCGCTGGTTTGTGCTCATTGATCTCGGATTCTCTTTCTGTCCAGATGCGTCGAAACGTCATTGGACCAACAAGACCGTCAGAGGTGAGGGAACGTGCTTTTTGCCACTTTTTGACTGCCCTTACAAGCTTATCGTCAAAGTATTTTTCACCAAACCAAGTTGGATCCCACCCTAAATTAACTGCTGATGACTGGTTATAAAAGTTTTTGTCAATTGGCATACCATCGGCGCCTCCCTGTCATTATATAAGTATTGCTATGATATAATTATCTTGTATAACGCTTAATTGACTGTCATTAATGTCGATTTGCTCAATCATAGAATTATCTACAATGATTTTTGTTCCTTCTTTAAGGTTTTCAGCAAATCGCACATCGTCGGCCCAGCTAATTACAGATGCTAGGGTATATCGCATTGGCGTAGGATTAAAGTCGTCAGGTAACACAATACCACTTTCAGTTGTGGGGGGAATTATCTCAGGTACATTAATTTGAATATATCTGTTAACAGGTTTACAATACACAACTTTCTCCATCACAATATTTTGTTCCATTTCCACCATTTGTGTCCATTCTCTGAATTGGTGTAATCTTCTTTATCGCTTTTTCATATTGTTTTCGACTAATTGCCTCATAGGGCGCTTGTTTATAGCCTGTTTCTTTGTACTTCAAAAAGGAAACGGCCTTCAATCTTGTTTCATACATTTCTAACGCATCTTTAATCTGTGTGGCTTCTTCCTCGTTAAATGTCACAGTCACAGACACAGAATTATCTGCCCAATAATATTGGTATTGTGCTGCTATCTCTAACTGTTCCCACATACTAACGCTTTTCTTGCCTTTTGTAAAAAAGCGCTCATGAACTGGAAATTCAGCAACCTTAGTGTTTGGGGAATACTCATCGTCTTCTATATTATATCCGGCTTTCTCTAAATTCGCAAGAACCTTTGAGTCTTTTGAAAAACGAATACGACGAATGTAATATTCGCTCTCAGGAAAATGTATTCCCGGCGTCGACCCGTTCAATAACGAAACGGTACCTGATGGTTTGATTGAAGTCATCCTGACAGACTTAGGAATACACAGCCAGTTTGAATATTCTTCATCAAGTTCTTGAACATGTTTATATGCTTCGTCACACCATTCATACATCTGTCGTCGTCCGTGCTTATTAAATGCCTGAACAACGCCCGATTGCGATAGGCCAATACGACGATTCTTAAGCATCTTTGCGTTTGTCTCTGGCCAGTGTGTATTCGAGAGAGTGATGGTCTTGCCGTAAAGATATGCGATCTTTAATGTTCGCAAATAATCTTCAAGATTGTCGTGTTTCGCGGGAAAAGTTTCGACTAAGCAACAAAGCTCTGCGTCTTCGAGTTGTTGTTCCACGCAGGGGTTGAAGCCGGCAACATTAATATCGTCAAGGCGCTGCCCATCTTTGAAACGACCTTTGGTTCTAGCATTGTTAAGCCAAATATATCCCGGCTCTCCGTTGACTTGGCTTTGTTGTGCGTGCCAAGTATAGTCCATTCCAACTTGCGCATTGAAAGAGTTGTTAGAACCCCATCTGTGGTGATATAATTTCTCTTGATCGTTTTTCATTTCTAGGTAATGTCGGTCATCGTGGGCGCCCATTGCTAGCGCCGCGGAACGCCGTACATTGCCTGCTACCACACAGCGACCAATAAGATTCTCGGTGTCTACAATGTCAACAGAGCTAATGGGATCCCCAATCTTGGCTGTATACATTTCTGTTAAATTATCGTGAAGTTCTTTGAGCGGAGCATAGCCGCTGGATGTGCCGCCGAATCCGCGAATAAGGGCACCTTCGGGACGGATGGCTGAATAATCAAACTTAGGTACTCTCTCGCCAAAGAAGAAGCCATCGAGAAGCGTGTGAACAGAGTTCACCCACCCTTCGCGCGAGTCGTCAATGATATGAATATCCCTAGTGTATTCAGGCTCTTGGATTGTAATGGTGTTTTCGCCTTCTGTATCAAACCCTACACCAATACCAAGCATTAACGCATCCATCATCCATGCAAATAGATAGCCACCTTTATTGGCAAGATTGCGGGTGGATCTGAAGGCACAGTTAAAAAGTCCTGCTGCTGTTCTTTCCTCCACAAACTTTGTGCCCATCATCCACAGGCCTCGGCCAGGAGGAGTCCACTTTAGATTAAATAAACGGTCATAAGCTTCCTTTGCGGTTCGCTGTGCCTTTGCATCATTCCACTCCAACCCAAGTACAACAACGTGTGATTTTTGTGTGTCGAACATCCCTTCAATAACTCGGCGGCAGGTTTGCCACCACTCCTCGGAGCCTTTTGCTTCGGGGTCAAATTCATTGAGTCTGCGGGAATATGTACGTTTATAGGTTATATAGCCAATAGGGCCCCAAGGCACTTCTTTGGCTTTATAGGGTTCGATAAATGCGTCTGATAATCTAAATCTCCGAATGCTTGATGGGGTTCTCATTTTGTTTCTAATTCCTTTTAATCTTGTTGTATTTTGCTCTCAATAGCTCTTGTTGTTGTTTTACTCCGAGAGCCACCGGAGTTGTCGCGACTCCGTTCGTCGTTGTTGGCGATAGGGCCCTGGGAAGAATCTTAATCTTCACATTTGATGTATCCATAAAGAGGGGATAAATTATTCCATCAGGACCATTTCTATTCTTTGCAATAAACATTTTAGCTTGGTTGTTCTGCTTATCCTCGATAGTGCGAGAAATCGAAAAAATGAAATCAGCAACAAAGCACTTATTGAATGCTTCGGAAATCTGTTCCATTGTGATAACCTCGGCGCTTAGTCCAGAGCGATTTGTCTGCGATGCCGTCCATATGGGGCACTTAAATTCTGTGGCCATGGCACGTAGGTCTTCATAAATAGATTCGAGTTCATTTCTCTTCTCTTTTCTTACAGTAATAGGTTTTAATAAATCAGCATAATCTACGATCACAAGTCCCGGCTTGATGCCGCGCTTTATAAGGCGCGAGAGGTGTGATCGAATTGTATTAGTTGTGGCCGACTTGGTAGGATATTCCTTAATGATCAAGGAACCGTTCATATCATTAACTGCTTCATAAACTTCTTCCTTGAATGTAATAATATCTGAAAGGGGATAGCCTGTGAGGCAGCTATCATAGCGATTAGCAATAACTGTATCTTGTAGCTCAAGCGTATAATGAACAACTGTCTTGTCTTCTTTGAGAGCCTCCGTGCCTAAGTGGACAAGAGCCATCGACTTGCCTGCACCAGTCGGCGCGATCACAACACCTAACTCGCTCTGGCCAAGGCCCCCGCCACAAATCGCATCAATCTCATTCCAGCCAGTTGTTACGGGACGCCTGTGCCGCGGCACAAATCTCGCTTCAAAATCTTTAAGGTAATCGTATCCAAAGTTATTATCAGATCCAAGCTTTAATGCGGTGTTGATGACTGTGGAGATCTCATCAAATGAGCAATTTTGAAGCAATCCAACAGACTGCATCATAGCTTCTTTTAAATTCTGTTTCCGGCAAAACTCCAACGAGACATCCTTAATATATTCGGTATCTGTGAGTTCGTGCGTGTGGGTACGCGCAAAATATTCTCGCGCTTGATTTTGTGTTACTTCGTTTTCGTTATCGAGTTCGGTGCGAAGAATGGTAATCATCGCTTCAACAGAAGGATGGGTATTATACTTGTCGCGGTAGTCGATTATTTTGTTAACGAAAACTTGGAGATATTCTAGCTCCAAAAACTGGGTATCGAGTACCTCTGTGATCTGATCTGCGAATGGTCTGTCTTCAAAAATCAGTTGTACAAGCCCTTCTTGGAAGGCCTTTCCATACCTTCCAAAATGTGCATTTTTCGCAACCATCAAATCCCTCTTTATCGTGTACTATAAGTATAACATACTATGCCGTAAAGTCAACCTAATTTCTATTATGTTTCGTTTCGGCTGTCAAGACATTCTCTATTAATCTTGTTTAGGTTTTCCTTGAGAACTTCCCAATTTAATTCACCAAATCCATCATCTCGCATCATCCCAATAATCTCTGTTTTATTGAATTCGCATTCAAAGTTTTCAATAGACTCTTTGACATACATTTTTGATTGAAAAGACATTTGAGGAGCATATAATTGCATCATCTTATAGTTGTGTTCGAGAAGCGTCTTATTTTCTGCGATGTTGGTAAAAAACTTAAGCTTGCTTTTAGTTTTATGACAAAATTCTATCACCTCATTAATAGTATAAGACTTAGAATCTCCCAAAAAGCTTAATCTTTTACCAACTGTAGCAAATCCAGCGCCTCTGACGCCCGGTAGGTTGTCGGAGGTGTCACCAACGATTGCTCTCGCAAGGGCCATATTCGTAGGATGAACACCAGTTTTCTCAATAATGCGATCTTTGTTTAAGATCTCATTTTGGGTGGGCCGCCAAAGGATAGTCTCGTCGTCGCAGACTTGCATAAAGTC